AACCGCCCACGCAAGCGATCACGAACCCGGCGGCGGGGACGCTATGACCGTAGACGCGGCCGCCGGTACTGGTAGTCTAAGGACGTTGGGAACGGGCGCCGCGCAGGCTTGCGCCGGGAACGATGCAAGGTTAAACGACAAGCGCGATCCAACCGCCCACGATCTAGCAGGGGCCGATCACAATTCGGCAACTTTGGCGAATCTAAACGCGAAAATATCCGACGATAATATTACAGGTAAAAATATTTACGACGCGAATACGATGCTAAAAGCCGATTCGGATAACACGCCGTCGGCGTTGACTGTAAACGCTAGTACCTTTGTAGGACGAAAAGCGGCCGGCCCGATCGCGGCTATGTCCCCGGGCGAAGCGCGAACGGTTCTTGCGTTGCCTTCGTCCTTTAGTGGTGAAAAGAACGAATTTTTACAAATCAACGAAGCCGAAACGGCGATCATTGTTGCAGGCCGGGGCCATTGGGGAACCAAAACAAAAGCCCAAATGGAAGCGATCACGGGTATGCGCGACGGCGATACGTGCGTATGTTCAACATTTGATAATAAAATGTTTTGGTACAATTCAAATTACGGCCTTTGGCTTGTACCCGGCGAAACGTTGGCGTTTGAAAATCGAACCGGCGGAACGCGATCCGAAGGCGATACCGTGGTAGTTCATACAGGTAACGATCAAGCCTGCGACGGTTCAACCGTTTTAGACGACTTGAACATAATAGGCCCGGTCGTTCAAGGCGGGATCGCCGGCGCAGGTAATTACATTTCGGTTGCAGTCCAGGGCGTACCCTGGAAAGTCAATATTAATACAGCTTGCGCCCGGGGCGACGGTCTTTTTCAATCGACGACGCAATTTGTAGGGTATACGTCAACGTTTGCAAGTCCCGGCGGGTTCGGCCAAACGGTCGCAACAAAAGGCGCGGGGACTGCTTTAATAGATAGTTGGGTAAAATCAAAGGAGATATACTAAAATGAATCAACAACAAATTATCGACTATTTAGAAACGTTAACCGACGACGAAATAATACCCGACGGATCCCACGACGCGCCCGACCTAACCGAAAGCGACTTAAAGAAAATCGCAGGCCATTACAAAGGCGGGATAACCGATCCTTTGTGGTTACAAATTCAAGTACCGGGGGCGGGGGGTATGCCCTATTCGCGCTTCCAAATGTTGCAGGCGATCAAACTTTGCGAACGGGACGTATACAGGCGTCAAAATCCATAAACAAACCCGGGGGCGTTGAAAAGGAGATCGGGAAATGCCAAAAAAGGACGAATCGACTATAACGTTAAAACCTAAAACGCTTTTGATCGTACTCGGGCTTTTGATCGGCGGGGGCGGCGTTACCGGGGGCGGCCTGGCCGCTTTTGATTTCACAACAAACGACGAAGTAAAAGCGGCGGTTGATAAAAAGGCGGAGCAAATAACAAGCGTTGAAAACGCCCGACACGTTGTTATAGATGACACTTTCAAAAAGCAGGGTAAAGCGATCGACGAATTGAAAACCGGGGTTAAGGGTATACAAGACACGCAGATCCGCGAAATTGCGCGAACCGAGGCGCGCAGACTTACAAAGCATATAAACGATCGGGATACTCGAGAAAACCAGTATGATCGATTGTTTCTAAAAAATATTCGAAGACTCGAGGCGGGGAAAGATCCTTGTACGTCGTTGTCGTGTAATTAGCTTTCGTAATCGTTTAAACGTTCTTTCATACCTTTTGTTGACTTCATCCATTGATCAGATTGTCCCGGGTTGTTTTGGAATCCTTCGGGTACCTCTTGACTTGTCGGGATCTTAGTTTCTTTTATTTTGTTCAGTTCTACGTATGATTCGGTTAACTCCGAAACGGTGGATCTTCAAGTAAAATGATTTAGAGGGTTGTATTTGTCCCAAAATGGATCTGTCTTCTTTCGTGTAGTACCGGCCAGGGGTTCGCATATGTTCTTTGTACGGCGATCGTCGTCAACGGTCATATATCTAAGCATTGATACGACGGGGGACGCCTGCGCCGCTTTCCAACGCCCTGCACTATGCGCGGTTCCGTAGTTCGTACGGTAAACCGTTTCGATATAATAAGGACTTTCGCCGGCCAGGCCGATCCGCGCCATTGCTTGATCGCGTCCGATTTTATCTAAAAAGTCGCGGTACCCTAATCCCGTTTCGACGTTTTCGGCCAGTACGGATCGAAGACTTTTCATATTATCATAAAAGTCAAGTTTTGCCCGGTCCGATACCATTGGCCCCATTGTCTGTTCTAGGCTTTCGACGTATTCGGCGTCTACCCCCGCGTCGTTTAAGATACTTTCGATCGTTTGTTCGTCGATAACTTCGGCAACGTCCCCTTTTACGCTGAAAACTTCAACCGTACCCCCGAGTACGGCGGCGTTTACCGCGCTTTCTTGTCTTTCAACGTTTTTGTTGACATGGATAAAGCCCATTAAATGCGCGTGTATCATTGAAAGTTCGATCAATGTTTCGGCGTTGTTTCTGTATTGGGTTCCCGGTTTCGGGTCGGAGTCTTCGACGCGTTTGTAAAGTTCGTCGTATATGTTGTTCGCTATTTCTTCGCCGTAATACTTCGTAAGGCTCTTGAGATCTCTTTGATCAAGGGCGGCCTGTTTTTCGGGGGTTCGGAGCGCAAAAAAAAAGCGTTTTCGTCTTTGTTGGAAAATTCGCCGCCGATCGTTGTAACCTGCGGTTCGACTAATTGATCGTCGTCGCTTTCGGGCGCTCCGACATTGAACTTTTTATAAAACCATTTACCCGAAACCGGGATCCGCGCCTGTACTGCTTTGATCGTTTCGTCGTAACTCGGGTCGTATTCGTAAATGTATTTAAAAGTCGGTAATTTTAGAGGATCGATCGGCCCTTGGTTTAGTTCCAGGGTCCAACGTAAAAGAGTATTTACGGCGGGTTGTTGTTCGACCGTTGTTACCTTTTGCGCCCTGGCTTCAATTAGGTTTTCTTGGCTTGTCGTATCGCCTCGGTTACTGTACCGCGTGTCGTTCGTCAACGTGGCGACGCCGATCAAGGCTTTCGAGATCATACGGTTGAACATTTCGACTAAATCAATTATGTCCGTACCTTTACTTGTTGCGTCGACGGTTTCGAGGCTTTCGATATTAGCCAGGGCGATCCCCGAGCTATTCGCGAGTTTTGTAAGCTCTTTTGCGATTAACGCGCCTTGTTCGGCGGTTGTATCTGCATTTTGTGAACCTTTGAAGATTGCCACGATCGACGGTATGATCGCTTTTTTGACATACAAAAGACCCGCTTTTATGCAAATTTTACGGAAAAACCAGGGCCAGTAAGCCTTTAATATAAGACTATTCCCGTTTAGGTTACCTTGTCGGACGTCGTGAGATACTGAAACATATTTGTACGGCGCGTCCAGTACCAAACCGCCGGCCCGGTCTACCATCTCGCCTTTTTTGTTGAACCCGTACCGACTAGGATCGAGCGGTTTTAATCTATCGATTACCCAAACGCCGCCCGTAAGCGCGGGATCCCTCCAAATTACTTCGCAAATCACAAAACCATAGTCTAGGGCGTCGTAAAAGTTCGATACCTGCGCAATTAGGCGGCCGCCTTCGCGGGTAATATATTCGGTATAGAGTTCGGCCAGGGCGGGATCCTTTTCGTCGGCGGGTTGTACTATGTACGTCGTATTCCCAACAAACGTTTTAAACGTTTCCATTTCGGCGGACACTTGATCGTCTTCAAGCATTTTTTTAACGGTTTCGGCCAGTTCGTCGACCCCTAGATCGCTTAAAAATTCTTCGCTTTGAAAGCTAAATAATTCCTCGAGATCTTCGCCTTCAAATTCGGCGATCAAGTCTTTAGTTAGTTCGGCCGGGTTCGGTTTCGGCGCCGTTTGAAAAAGTCTTTTCCAAAAACTCATATTAGATCCCCTTACCTATGCGCAATTTTGGCGCGTTTTTTTCTAGCCAGGCGATCGAATCTTTACCCGCTCGGGTTGTAACGCCGCCCCGGCGTATCGTTTCGGAACAAGATCGCAAATATTTACCCACGATCTTGATCTCTTTTTTCGTACAACCGTATTGTTTAAGCGTTTTCGCCCGTTCGGTTGCGCCTGGTAAAACACCATAGCGCCAAAAAATAAGCTCGAAACTAGTATGATACGCTTTACATTCGTAATTCGCCCGTTTGGTACTACTTCTTAGATAATTCCAAAGGAACTTCCAACCGCCGTCTTTATATTGTTTTACGTGGGTTGATTCGTGGGCGGCGATCACTACTTGATCCCAAAGCCCGAAACGCGGCGAAGGCGTACCGACACGAAAAGGAACATAGATCGTACGCTTGATCGTTGTTACAAACCCTTTCATAAAACGGCGATAACTCATTATTGAAAGCGCCACAAGGATCCGCCCTATGATTCGCATTGAACTAGATCCGGTTTTTTGTTTTATTTTGGCGTCGTATTTGTCCGCCGTGTAGTTCCAAAAATTAATAACTGTTTTGGGGTCAATTGTCATTCGATTACCTCGCAATCGTCCGCAGGTAAACAAGCATGTACGCCGGCGTCGGGGACAAAGCAACAAGTCCAGGGCAAACCGTCCGCGCTTTCGGTTTCGTCGCAGTCGGCGATCTCTAACCATAACCCGTCGGCGTCGCAGATTTCGGCGGCGTTGTCGCTACATTGTGTTGTTTCGGCCGTACACTCGGGATCCGGTTCGCAACCCAAAACGGCCGCGATCAGACTTCCAAAACATACGATCCCTAGTATCGCGACGGCGTACGCCCTTACTTTGTAACGGTATTTCATTTTTTGCGCTCCTATCATGTAGACGATACCACAAATTGAACCGACGTTGTACGGCGTTTCGCGTTCGGGCGTTTGTTGGCTTGCATTTTCCGCAGGCGTACGCGGTTAAACCTTTTTCCAGTGTCTTACACCATTTGACATTTTCGCGAAGCCAACAACCGCCGCACATTATTTGCTCGTACTCGGTTTTATTGCGTCCGCAGTATTGACGACAACGCCGGCGGCCCTGCTTGCCAACTTGTAAGATCCCGATTTCGCCCCTTTTCCCGCGTACGTTTGTACGGTATTCGGATTCGTAACGCCCCATTGATACCAATAAAAGAGCGGGGATCTTGAACTCTTGTTGCGCGGCGCTAAAACTCATTGATAACGCCTCATAATCGGGATCGGTTCGGGTTAACTTGCCTTCAATTATGTGAGTAAGGGCGGCGCGGATCTCGGTTTCTGTATATGTCGTCGGTTCGCTTGGTTTTGAACCTGATAAGAGGATCGCCACGCCGACAACGAACAAGGCGCAGGCCGTCCCCTTTACCATGTTTTTTAAAAGTTTAGAATCTTCTATAAAAAAAGCGGCTATTGTCTCCAAAAGTAATAGAGCAACAAGCGCGTAAAGTACGTATAACATTGTTTCTAACTCCTGTTTTTTCAATTGTGCGGTAAAAACGTCGATTTTTCAAGTATTTAGTCTTTACGGTAACGCCGCCCACGCCAACCCCCCGCCGCTTTGATCGGCCAACCCTTCGCCCACGCGGGGACGGTTCCCATTATCTGTTCTAACTCTTCAACCGACCCCGAACCCGCCGGGACTTCGGCCGCTAGTTCGTCGTGTACATGCAAAACGATCGGGTACCCGGCCTTTTCTGCGTTAACCAGGGCGTATGCGAGTATATCCCGCGCGACGGCCTGCGTTACGTTTTCGCAGAGTTTACCGCCGTACGTTTCCATACGGATCCAACCGATCGGCCCTTTCGTACTGTCCGAATTCCAACCCATAAACGACAATTGATAGATCGGGTTTTTATGGTACCTATGAGTCGTTGAAAACAACCGGGGGGCGTGGTACGTGATTAAACGCCCCGAGGGAAGCCGACAATACAACGTATCGTCTTTTACGCCGTAGGTAATGGATCGACACGCGTACGCCTTTCCCGGGTTCAAAACGGCGCAGACGGCCGCCCCCTCTAATCCGTAATACTCTTGTTTGTAGTTTCGAAACCCGGGCATTTCGCGCCACTGATCGCCCCAAAATTCAACGATCGCCGGCGAATCCTCGCGCCATTTTAAGATCGCGTCTTTTATTTCGTCGTCGTTTTTAAAATGTTTGTCGGCGCCGAACGCGCGCCACGCCCCGATCCAACCCTGGTACCCGCTTGCGAGTTCCGCAACTTTTCCGATTTTCTTTCGTAAAGGATGACTTTCGCCGGTTCGTTCTTTGTAATCTAAAAACTCTTGAAACGGGATCCCGGTTATTTTGGCCGCGCTCATTTCGTAGATCTTACCGTGGGATCTAAATACGTCTTGGCGCCATTTTTCGCCGGCCAGTTCGGCCAGTACAACCGCTTCGATCGCGGAAAAGTCCGAACAGATAAGATCCCGGCCAGGCGCGGCGGTAAATAATGCGCGCATACAACCCGACATAGCTTTTAAAGAGTTTTCAAAATAGTGCTCTAAAAGGTCGACGTCCCGGCCCGACGAAATTAGTATTACGTCTTCGACTGCGTCCAGGTTCCAAGGCGCCGGCGCCATTTCCGACGATCGGCACCATTTACAAACCGCCGCCCCGGTTGCCTGGTAGTGTCCACAATTCCCGCAACGGTCGACGGCGGGGCCGCTTGTCGCTAGGTTATGGGGTTGAACCTTTGAACCGGCCCAACGTCCAGTACGCGCGACATGATACCCGAACAAGTCCCGCAAGCGGTTATCGTCGCATCTTTGAACGTCGATCGCTTGTAGTTTTTTGACGCTTGCCATTGAAAGCCATTGACGGATCAAAAGTACGCGGCGGACGTTGAAAGGTAGATCGGATCGTTTTAGGGCGTCTTTTATCGTTTCGGCCTGGACGTTCGGCAAGTTAATCCCGTAATCGGCTATGTATTCGCGTAATTTTTCGTATTCGTTGACGGTACCGACCCGGCCGCAGGTAAGGCGCACAAGTTCCCGCGTGTATTTGATTTCGGTTTGTCTGTACAGTTCCAAAAAGTGTTCCAGGGTTTCGACGTCGATATGTACGCCGCGCAGGTTGATCCGTTGACTTGCGATCCATACCTCGAGTTCGTCGGCGCTTAAATCGGGACACAGTAACGACGCTTCGGCCTCGGTTTCAATATCCCCGATATTGTAAAAAATAAAGTTGTCGGCGTCTTTGGGGTCGTCTTCAAGGCGGATCCGTTGCCTTTTGTCTTTTTTCGTCGGGGAACGCGGGATCGAAAACTTGCGTATTAAGCGTTTTCCCTCTTTATCTTTTTGTGTTTTTGTCCCGAGTACTTCGGCCAGTTTTCCCAATTGCCCCGGCGCGGCGTACGCCCTGGCTTTCGCCTGCGCGCATCTTTGTTGCTCTAATGGTAACGGCGGCCAGTTCATACGCTTGAAGCAAACGTAATGCCAGATCAGAAACTCAAAACCGGCGTTAAACGACTCTAAAAGGCCGCCGCCGGCGATATAATCGAACAGTTCTTGCGGGGGTTGCATACCCTGGACCCAAGACCGAGATCCGACGCCGTCGAACAAATCGTACGAAAGCATTAAGATCTCGGTCGTCGGGTCTTGGGCGTATACCGCCGCGCCTACTCCTTTGATCCCCGGTTTATTCGATACTAGGGATTGGTACCTTTCTTTTTTGTTGTTAAAAATGTAACCTGCTTTGGAAAACGTTTCGACGTCCAAAGTAGGGATCGCAGTTGACACCGAACAACCCGCCGGGGTTTCAAAGTAGGCGTTTAGGTTCATTTTAGCCGCGCGGTAACTTGTCGATCTGTTCGTCCGTCCAGTTCGACGCCTTCAACGCTTCCCGCGTGTACGATACCCCCGCGTGTATGTAACCGGATTCGTCGGGGGTAGGGGGCGGCGGGGCGCCCGGGGCGGACATAAAGCCCGGGGCCGGCGCTACATTGGCGCCGCTTGTCGCAGGGGCCGCAGGGTCGGGCGCAGGCGTTCCCGCCGGTCCAGGGGCCGCAGGGGCGCCCCCGGGGACCATACCGGCGCCCGTTGTCGCAGGGGCGATCGGCGTTTCACTTGCGCCGGCCGGCAATTGGGCAACGGGGGATCCACCGAAAACGGCCTTACCATCGATCCCGCCCCGTTGGATCTCTTGTCCGTACCCTATCAATTCGACGCCGGCGATATTGAGGTAAACCCCCGGCGTATCGCTTGGATCGTTGTCGACAACGTTACCGGCGATTCGAATGTAATACCCTGGTTTGATTGATTGCGGATCGGTTAGTAATGATTCGCCGCCCCGAGCATAGCAGGGGAAAGGATAACCCGACGAAAAAGATAGAACATAATGCCCCGGGTATCCCTCTTTATCGCAAGGGCGTTTTTGATTTTTGTTCATTACCGTACTATCGCCGTCGATCACTTTCCAGGCGAACGACGGTTGATTGCAAGATCCGTCGGCGTTGAATAAATGGGGGTAACCCGCTTTCGCGGCCTGGTTTATCTTACTCCAAAGATCCGCCCAACCGGGATCCGTTTTGGGAATAGCCAACCCTATGTAATATTCGGTTCGGGGTTGCCCTGCGTTCGGTCCGTTTTTTATGATCAACGGTTCGCCTTTTCGGTTTGTTGTTTTCCCCGTGAAAGCGTCCCCGCCAACCATACGGCCGGTTGGGGTCAATATTTCGATCGCTTGTTTTGACATGGTCCTTTACTCCTTTGACGCGTCCCCGAATAGGTAACGCGCGTTTTTTAGATCGTCGTAAATTAGCTTTTTTCCTTTTTTCTTTTTTTCTGTAAAAGCGTCGACAAGTTCCGCAGATAGCCCCGCTTTTACTGCTTGCGGCGGCGTCAAGGTTTTAGGTACCTCAAGATCAAGGCCGTACGATTTTCCCAACTGGACGATCTCATTGTGCGAAATGTTCCAATTATTACGCCCGAAAGTATCCGTTAAACGAAACCGGGGAACGTTCGCCCCCTTTTTTAGCTTGGTTTCTAGTTCAGTTCGCAGGGCGTCGACACGGTGATCGATCCTTTTTTGTGCCTTTTCTAGTAAAAATAGTTCGTACCATTGATCCCGTTCGGGTACGACATACGAACCAAGGCCGCCGATCATATCCAACGCGTTAAACGTCGTTCGTTGATTAAATTCACAAGAAACCAGGGCGGAGCAACGCCGGCAATGATCGCCGCTTTCTACGAAGGCGTCGGATCCCATTGCCATTTCTGCGGCGTCCCGTAATTGGTTTAAATAGGTAGTGTTTAGAGTTCCGCGCGTTAGTTTCCAGGTACGGACAGGGCCGCGCGCGTGGGGGGCGCGCGGTTGAATGATCATTAGTTTGATCGTTGCCGGTTTTTGAGTTAGTCCCGCGACGATCCCGATCGCGTACGCGAGTAATTGCCAATTTTCGAAAACTTCATGTACGCCAAAGCCAAACTTTAGATCCGCAACGTATAAAATACTTTCATGCGAATCAAACAAATAAAAGTCGGGCGTCCCGTAACAATCAGCGTGTACGTCTTCAATAGTTACGGGTTGTTCGATCCCGAGGTTCGGGCCGCCAAAGACGCCGGCCGATCGTATTAGTTCGGTACACGTATCGGCGTAAAGTACGGCGCCGTCGACCATTTCTTGCGTAACGGTTACGCCGTCGCGGACTTTCCCGACTTCTGCGACGGCGGTTTGCTTGTACCCCTGGCCTTTCGTCGATCCCCGTATGAAGTCCGCGCCGATCGCGTGTACCGCGTTCCCTTCGTCTGCGTCTTGTCCGCCTTCGTCGGGCGGTAAAATCAAACATTCTTGAACCGACCCGGGGCAAGGTACCCAAATCGGCGCGGACGACGGCGCTAATATTGAATGATCGCCGGGCATTATTCGGGCCTAGGCATTGCGCGGACAACGTCGGCGATCCCTGGTACGAGATCATGATCCGACTTTGCCTTTACTGCAACGGCCGCGATCGAGGGCATATCGAAATTTTCTTTTATGAACTTGTTTTGCGCCTCGAGATCATACCCGTAAGCATTGAAAAGGCCGGTTAACTCGAAAAATGTAGTTATAGGAGCGTCGGCGGTTTGCGTGTCGTCGGGTTCGGGCGGCGCCTCGGGGGGCGGGGGCGCGGCCGGTTGTTCGGTCGTTGGCGGCGCGGCGGGTTGTTCGGGCGTCGGTACGGCCGCTTTTAGTTCGGCTTTTATCTGCTCGTAATACGCGGGATCAACTTTTGGTTTCTTTTTCCAGGTTCCCGCCTTTACCTTGTTTTTTGTGGACGCGTGGATCCGTTCGTCCCACGGGATCCCGTCTTTGTCTAACTCTTGTTCGTCGTCGATCGCCGGCGGTTTGTACGGTTCTTTCGGGGGCGCAGGATCGCCGGGCGGCGGCGGGGGCGGAGCGTCCCCGGTTGGCGGCGGCGGGGGCGGAGCGTCCCCGGCGGTTGCGGCCGCCGCGTCTTTGGCGTCCGACTCCTCTTGTAATTCGGCGCCTAACCCCTTTTTGTCAACTTTTAAATTGACGTTTGTTACATGCGTTTTACATAGTTCGGCGTTCATTTCCTCGAGGGATCCGAACTCGAGGGTTACAACTACTTTCGACATTTTGATTCCTTTCTTTTTTTCCTATTGACTCTTGAGATAATAAGCCTTATTATTCGGGTAGTCAATAAGGTTTTTAAAAAAAATGCATTTACGACCATATCAAACCAATTTCGAACGCGATATATACGCCGCTTGGGGTTCCGGTTCAAGAAACGTTTTAGGCGTCTTACCTACGGGCGCAGGTAAAACGGTTTCGTTTGCGAAGATATTAGGCGATCACAAAGGGCAAGCAGTCGCAACCGCGCATAGACAAGAACTAGTCGGGCAAATATCCCTAGCACTTGCACAAAGGGGGGTCTATCACCAAATTATAGGCCCGGCCAATGTTGCCCGGTTTGCCATTGCCCGACAAATTGAAGAGTTAAACAATTCTTTCTATCGTCCAGGGGCGCGCGTTTCGGTTGTCGGCGTCGATACTATTGTAAGGCGCGCCGAAAGTCTGCGGGATTGGGCGCAATCGATCACGCTATGGGTTCAAGACGAAGGACACCATATTTTAAAAGCGAACAAATGGGGAAAGGCCGCCGACTTATTCCCGAACGCGTACGGCCTCGGGGTTACTGCAACGCCGACTCGGGCGGACGGGCGCGGACTCGGGCGCCACGCCGACGGGTTGATCGACACTATGATCGAGGGTCCAGGGTTGCGGTATTTAATAGAAGACGGTTATTTAACAGACTATAGGATCTTCGCGGTTGGATCTGATCTATGTTTAGAAGACATTAAAATAACCGCCTCGGGGGATTACTCAAAACCACAATTACGGGACGCCGTAAAAAAGTCGAAAATAACCGGGGACGTCGTCGGGCATTACCAAAGGATCGCCCCGGGCAAATTGGGCGTAACTTTCGTCGTCGACGTCGATACGGCCGTTTTAACTGCGGAAAAATACAGGGCCGCAGGCGTTCCCGCCGAAGTGGTAAGCCATAAAACGCCCGACGCAGTCCGCGCGGCTATACTCCGACGGTTTAGACGACGCGAGATCCTGCAATTGGTAAACGTCGATTTATTCGGCGAAGGGTTCGACCTACCCGCGATCGAGGTCGTTTCGTTCGCGCGCCCGACGGAATCATACGCGCTTTATTGTCAACAATTTGGCCGGGCGTTGCGGGTAATGCTTAACCCGGGGCAAGCCTGCGATCTAAGTACCAGGGCGGGACGACTCGAGGCGATCGCCGCTTCGAACAAACCGAAAGCGATCATAATTGATCACGTCGGGAACGTAGTACGACACAATTTACCCGACGCGCCCCGACATTGGACGCTAGACCGGCGCGGGGGACGGGGTCGACTCAATAATAACGGTTTGTTACCCGTCGTCGCTTGCCCCGAGTGTACGGCCATTTATGAAGCAATAAAAACCGCTTGCCCTTTTTGCGGTTATGTCCCCCAACCGACGAACAGATCGAAACCCGAGTATGTCGCGGGGGATTTGCAAGAACTGGACGCCGCGACGTTGGCGCGTATGCGCGGCGAAGTCGATCGGGTCAATATGTCCCCCGAGCAATACCGGGCGGAACTTGTCGCGAAACACGCGCCGATCGTTGGGCAACTGCGCCACGTAAAACACCATAGTAAACGACAAGAGGTACAAGAAAGTTTACGCGCCGTTATGGCGTGGTGGGGCGGTTGGCAAGTGGCGCAGGGGCGGACGAATGAACGGGAAAACCAAAAACGCTTTTTTTATACGTTCGGTATGGACGTTTTAACCGCGCAGGCGTTAGGGCCAAAGGACGCGGCCGCGCTTGCGGATCGTGTAGTAAAGGAGATCGGATCAAATGATTTATCTAGCCTGTCCATACAGTGATCCCGACCCCGGGGTACGTCGCGATCGCTTTTTGAAAGCGAACAAACAAGCGGCGGTTTTAATGGCCGAAGGGTTACATATTTTTTCGCCGATCTCACAATGTCACCCTATCGCGCAAGCGGGGGATCTGCCTTTAAATTGGGAATACTGGAAAGAATACGACGAAAAAATACTTTCGATTTGTTCCGAATTGTGCATTTTGACGATCCCCGGTTGGAAAAGTTCGAAAGGCATTACAGGCGAAATGAAGATCGCAATACAAAAACAAATCGCGATCACCGTGGTAACATTGGGATCGATTATTCGTACGCCTGCGCATTTAACGGGGGTTATAAATGGTTAGTTTTTCACATTGGGCGGCGCGTTGGAACGTTCCACAAGAGGCCGTCGACGAATTAATGCGCGTTCTTTTAGCCGAAACGCCGATCCCGTATCCGACGGACCCGGGCGGGACGCCCGAAACGGTCGTACAACAAGCGGTACGCCTCGAGGCGTCCCGGCAAGGTTGCAGGTTATGGCGTAACAACGTCGGAGCGTTTCGGCCGCCCGAAGGCGGTTTAGTACGTTACGGACTATGTAACGAATCTAAACGAATGAACGAAAGAATAAAATCTAGCGACTTGATCGGGATCCGTCCGGTAACGATTACCCCCGCGCATGTCGGGCGGGTTGTCGGGCAATTTTTAGCGCGCGAAACAAAGCGATCCGACTGGACGTACAAAGGAACGAAACGGGAACGGGCGCAACTGAAATTCAACGAACTTGTTTTATCATTGGGCGGGGACGCCGCCTTTTCAACAGGTCAATTGTAAAAGGAGATCACAAAATGACCGCATACGAACGAATGGAACCGAAAGAACGGTACGATCAGATCATAGGGATCGCGCTAGAAATGGCGGAGCGTAAACACTTTTTAAGCGTTACGCCGTCCAAAGTCGGCGCCCTGGCCGGTTGTACTAAGTCTTTAGTTTCGCATTACCTCGGGAACCTTGACAGTATACAAGCGATCATACTTCAAGAGGCGATAAACCGAGGGATCGAAAGCATCATAGAACAAGGGCAACGCCTGGACATGATAACGAACGCCGGGAACTTAAAAAAGAGGGTAAAAGAGCTAATAAAAATAAATTGAAACTTTTTGTTGACAACCGTTTGTTTTATGATTATTCTCTTATTGAACGGCGGACAATAACAAAAAGGGGTTTCAAAATGATCACAAAGGCACAAATCAAAAAATTGACCGAAACAAAAACGGGATTAGCCGAAATGTTGGCGACCATTGATAAGATCCAAAATAGCGTTTTAGACAAAGCCGAAGCAAAAAGCAAAATCAACAACCTATACGATCCGCAAGCGCAGGAACTCCAAAACGCTTGGAACGGTGTTTTTGATGCGCAAGCGGCGATCGATAGAATATTAAAAAAAGAGGCGGAACAAAAGCGCCGTATGATCGATCATATGCTTTCAAATTGGGATTACATCAAAAAACTTGACGCGATCAAAGCAGTCAAAGAACTTTACCCCGACGCGGCGTTAGGCGTTATTAGCGCAGCATACGACGAAGCGTACGAGGTATAGAAAGGGGATCGAAATGAGAGTTACAGACATATTAGAATACAAACGCGACGGGTACACGGCGATCGCCGTTATCGTAAACAAGTATAAATCGCCCGTCGACGGTGTAACGTCGTTTTCGGTTCTATTTGACAACGGATCCCCCTATTCGTTCAAAGCGAAAACCCCCGACGGTGATCGGTTCCAGGTTATCGCGAAAAACGACGAAGCATACAAAAAAGCGACGCAGATATTAAACAAAATACGCAAACTTCGAAAGCAGAAAAAAGAAATAATCGACGACATATTAGAGGGGGCCAAATGTCAAAAGCAGTAATCAAAAACGCCGTTGATTATTTTCTTGACGGCCAAACGCCGATCTATGAAGTGGCGATCGCGCTTGGTATTAAGGGCGATACAACCGACGAACGGATCGAGGCCATAGCGCAAGAACGCGAACAGATCGAAACCCTAGACGAAAACAAAAACCGTATATACTGGGAACCGAGATCGTACGCTTCTTTGTGTCAACAAATTCGAAAGCATGTACGAAGCCAGGAACGATCGTGGATCAACATTTTAGGAACTTGGGTAAAACTTGTCGAACGCGATCACGACGTCGAAATAAAGGACCGGATCCGACACGTTAAACGGTTTGGACATTGGGATCGAATGGTCGAACACTTCGGATACGAAAAGGCGCGGGGAATACTCGAGGCGATCGAACCAATGACCGAAGCCGAAAAGCGAAAGGCGCGGATCGTGTTTTTGTTGGCGTCGTCTAGTCGCCTTGGGGCCGCCTACTCTCAAGACATCATAACGAAAATAATTGAACTATCAAACGCAGGTACCGACGCGGATCGCATTTTAGAAGCGTTGCAGGGGATCGAAAATGAATCTAACAATACTTCAAACTGAACTGGTACACGCGACGGCCGGCCCTTGGGAAGCGACGCCCCAAGGTATGATCCTGCAAAGTTCGACGCATAACATTATCGCGACTTGTAAAAGCGAGTTCGACGCCCGGGCGATCGTTGCCCTGCGGAACGGGATTGACGAATTGATCGAAGATTACGAAGACGAGATCGACGAACTCAAAACGGCCAGGGGGGACGAATGACAATTGACTATCAACGATTCAAACCGGGATCGCCGGCGTATTTTGAGCATTACCACAAAAGATTAAAAGAAGTTACGCCGGCCGGCGTCCGCCTCGGGCCTTTTATGTGTATTGGGCGTTGGGGTTGTTTCCGGTCGTTGATTACGTCGATCGCGTTTCGGTTGCTCCGCCTGGCCGGTTGGGAAATGGTCGAAAGCAAAAAACAATGACAACACAAGAAAACGTCGATCAATTGATCAAAACAAACGCTTTGTTAATTGAAACAAACGCTAGTCTAATCGAGACTAACAAAAAATTAATTGAAATGAATCAAGAGTTAACAGAACAGATCGAAACATTACGTAGAATCGGTCGAATACTACAAGAGGATCAAAATGAATCCTAAAAAACCCCCGCTTGCCCTTGTTGATCTGCGGTTCGTCGAACGTATGGCCGTAATACTAGCCAGGGGCAACAAGAACGGACGCAGGGCGAACGATTGGCAAGATCTCGAAATGACCCCCGAACTAACTTTAGAGTACTTTAGCGCCCTTTTACGACACGTTAAAGACGCCTCGCTTTCACATATGGCCGTAGAAGTGATCGACGCCCTGGCCGCCGTTGCGGTTAACTGTCAAATACTGGCCTATCATTTCGGACTCAAGGATCCCGCGATCGTTTTTCCCGACACGTACGATCCCGATCAAGAAATGGCGCCCGATTACCTGGAACCCAACGCAGTAATGATACCGAATCAAAACGGTTTTTACGCGTTAAGAAACATAAAACCGATCACGGGTTGGACGGATCAAGGGTTTGAAGGGTTCCATTTTTACGAAAACTCAAATACGGCCCTTTGTCGCGTTCGGTTACCCTGCGCCCCGACGGTTGAACCGTTACAAGAAAAGCCGGCGGATCGGATCTGTATTAATTGCAATTTACTTTTTTCAAATCCCCATAGGTACATAACGCCGACAAAAGGCGATCCCGAATTCGACGAAGACGAACCCGACCCGCCGCAGGTACTAACCAGGCCGGGCGAAATGCTTGTAAAAAATCCCGGTTGGAAGTCAATACGGCGTTTCAAAATTGAAGGCCACGATCAAGAAACGGGTGGCCCTAAATGTTGTTTTTGTAAAGGAGTCGTACCGATCGGCGCCCATATGTTCGAAATACTGGACAAAAACGGTTTAATTGGCGCCGCCTGCGCGGTTTGTATAGACGAATACAACCGCCCGGCGGAACTCTAAAGGAGCGATCGAAATGACTTGTAAATATGAAGATTGTAAATGGTTCGGTAAATGCGTTGCGATAGACGCGCCCCTAAAAGACGGTTTACCGACTTGTTATGAAATCGCGCCCCCGTCGGTTACGCCGGCCAGGGTCCAAACGATGCAAACGAACCCCCGGGACGTCAACGAAATGATCGTAAGCTATAACGACAAAGACGGGAAAACGATACGCGCGATCATGAATTCGACAAGTCAATTACGTATGTACCTTTTCCAACTTTCGGAGCGTATCAAATTCGTAAAAATCCATTTTAAGAGTACAGGGCGAACCATTGACGGGAACCGGCGAACATTGTTACAGGCGGCCAAAGACGGATCGTTGTTGTCGCAGGGGTCGAACTAATGAACCCCCGTTGCGAAACTTGCCCCATTTGTGAAAATTGCCCGATACCGATCCCCGCGTCGTACGTATCCAAAGACGCCACGCTAACCGGGTTTAAGTACCTTTGCGCCGATTGTCGTTTTGACGACGAAGATCGGTTACGCCTGGAACGTAATACGGCCGTTTGGTATTACGAAAAGATAGGATCGACAAATGACAAAAGGTAACATACTTGCGGTAATACTGTTCGTCGCGGTTGCGTTCATTGCGTTGGGCCGAACGGTCTTTTACTTTTTGACACAGTAAAGGAGATCCAACCATGAAACCGAAAATATTTGTGTTTTCTAATGTGTCGGACGGGGGCGGGGGTCCGTGTTACGCAATGGCCGAAGACGGAACCGTATTAGCTTCAAAATTTTGTATAAATGAAAAGTACGCGCTTGAAGAGTTTAGTTACAACGCAGTGTATGAAAAGCATTACCCGAACGGGTACGAACTCGAGTACGTACCAGTAAAGGATCTTTCGCAGCATGTTGAACTAAACCAAGCGATCGGACGAAACCGGGTACAAGGGGCCGTCGCGCGGCGCCTGCGCCCAAGAAAGGAAATAAACTAAAATGAAAACTTTACTAGACCCGGGCCACGGGGGGATCGCTTTCGGTCATTACTTGACGCCCGGCAAACGTTCGCCCGACGTACCCCCGGGCATTTACGAAGGCGAATTTAACCGAATAGTATGTAACAAGGTCGAACGCCTCAATACTTCAAGTTTTCTAAACATAGCGCCGGGGCCGATCAATATTCCGTTAAAGTCCCGCGTGTCGTTCGTTAACCAGATCGCGAAGCGGGAACCGTCGATCCTTATTTCGGTACACTGCAACGCGGCGGGGGGTTCCGGTTGGAGTTCGGCGCGCGGCCTTGTTGTTTGGCTTTCTAACCGAGCGTCGAAAAACTCAAAAAAGTTAGCGCGGATCGCCCTGGAACAAATGACCGAAGCATTAAAAGGGTATATCGAACCGCGATCGACTCCGATTAGAACCGCGAACCATACGATCACGACGCAGACTAATTGCCCGGCAATTTTGATCGAGGTCGGTTTTATGACAAATTTACCCGAAGCGGCGTTACTTGCAAGCAACGAAATCAAAAATATGACTTGCAACGGGATCGCGCGGACAGTTACGGAATATAAGCGATCATAGTCAAAAAAGCGGCGCCGAACGATACAGGGGATCACCATACCGCCGGCGCCTAAAAGGAAAAGGAACCGTTAAAAGCGTATCATGTTTCGAAATCGCGTACAACAACTTGACGGCCAGGGCGCCGGCAAGGTACAAAAGGAAAGACCCGGCCGAACGTTACAAGCGCGGCCGGGTCAAAACATCGAAAGCCCAAAGCCAAGAAATAACATAGTATTGTCATTTGGGCAAGGGGATCGCAATGCTTCCTAAGTCTTTTGACGCCCTGAAAAAGTACAATCAATTTATCATTTATAGACTTGATCAACTAGAAAACGGGAAAACGAACAAGGTACCCCAAACGCCGATCGGGACGGGGAACGCCGATCCCCATAACGTCGAAAACTGGTTATCATACGATCAAGCGTTGGGCGTATTGGGCAAGCTCGGGACGCCGTACGGCCTCGGGTTCGTCTTTACCGACGCGGATCCGTTTTTCTGTATTGACGTCGACGCCTGTTACCAGGGCGGGAAATGGTCGGATCTATCGTTGGAAATGCTGCGCGCGTTCCCGGGCGCTTGCGTCGAATGGTCTGTAAGTCGAACGGGGATCCATATTTTCGGAACGTATCGGCAAGTCGACGATCACAAAACGCGCGACAAAGCAACCCCCGGGCTAGAACTGTACACGGCGGCCCGGTTTGTTGCATTGACCGGGATCGAAGTGTACGCCGCCCACGGGGACGCCGGCGCGGACTTTACCGCCGAACTGGACCGATTGATCGCGCAAACGTTCAAGCGCGTTACAACGGACGGGGGCGCCCCTCTTGAATGGACCCGCGAACCCGTCCCCGAGTACACGCCGATCGGTACCGACGAACAGATAATAAAACGGTTGAACGGTTGGAAGTCGTACGGGTCAATGTTCAAAGACGGCCTAACGTTCGCCGATTTGTTCGGGGGGAACGTCGACGCCTTGGCCCGGGCCTTTCCCTCGAGTACAGACATTTATAACCGCAGTTCCGCCGATATGGCGTTAAGCGTCCGTTTTGCTTTCGCCACGGGGAAAAACTGCGATCATATTTGGCGCCTTTTGTGGAAATCTGCGCTAGTTCGGGACAAGTGGCGCGAACGTCCCGAATACGTCCAACGAACGATCGTTAACGCGATCAACTTTCAAAAAGCGGTTTATACTGGTAAAACCAAAAAAGAACCCGCTTACGTCGAACCGGGGGCGGCCGTACCTGGAACCCCCCAAGCCAATGATCCCGCCCCCGGTTTGGCGCCCTCTAACGATACGCCCGGCCCCGGCGTTGCGATCCTACCATTGACCGATCAACTTGAACTTTTCAAAGGTTGCGTCTATGTCGCGGATCGACATCGGGTATTTATGCCAAACGGCGAACTAGTAAAGCCCGAAACGTTTAAAGCTCTTTTCGGCGGGTATTGGTTCGTAATGGATGGAAACGGAAAACAAACAAAAAACGCTTTCGAAGCTCTAACCGAATCGCGTTTACATCATTTCGACAAAGTTAGTACAACTTGTTTTCGGCCCGACCTGGAACCGGGCCTTATCATGTCCCGGGGCGTTATTACGGCCGTAAATACGTTCGTACCCCAATACGGCGCGCAGGTAAAAGGGGACGTTTCGCCGTTCTTGGATCATGTCGCGCGATTGATACCGAACGAAGACGACCGGGCGATCGTCTTGTCGTACCTTGCGGCCTGTATCAGATACCCGGGCGTCAAGTTCCAGTGGGCGCCATTGATCCAAGGGATACAAGGCAACGGTAAAACGGTTTTGTACCATGTTGAAGAGTACGCGTTAGGCGAACGGTATTGCCATCAAGTAGATCCGAAAGACTTAGATAATAAATTCAACGCTTGGATCTCGGGCCGTATGCTCGTATGTATTGAGGAAATACGAACCGGCGGCCGGCGGGACGTTGCCGACGCCCTGAAACCGTTAATAACTAATCGACGGGTAGCAACGCAAGCAAAAGGACAGGATCAACAAACGAGCGACAATTGCGCGAACTTCCTTTTATTTAGTAACCACAAAGACGCAGTACTAAAAACAATCGACGATCGCCGTTATTGTGTCTTCTACACGGCGCAACAAGACGTCGACGATCTGAAACTCTGCGGTATGGACGGCCCGTACTTCAAAAAGTTGTACAACTGGCTAGACCGGGGCGGGGGCGCGGCGGCCGTTGCGCATTACCTCGCGATCGAGTGTCCGATCACTATTGATTTAATGGGCCGCGCTCCGAATACCTCGAGTACTGAAGAGGCGTTGACGGCGTCGCAGGGGACGGCCGAAAACATACTAACCGAAGCCATAGAAGCGGGGGCGCCTGGCTTTACCGGCGGACTGATCGACGTACAAGACGCCGTCGATCACTTAACGCGCGAAGGCCGTAAGTTTTCCGCCAAAAAGGTCGGGGCAATGCTTCGATCCCTGCGTTACGATTTACACCCCGCCTTGAGAGAAAATAGCGACGGCCGGGTATACGTCGCAGGCCGAAAGCGTCGGATCTTTGTTCGGAAACATACGATAGTATGGAACATCGAAACGCCCGATCAAGTCGCGGCGAAATGGCTAGAACTAAAACAAGAGGCGACAACGCCAAACGCGGAACTAGTAACGAAGTAAAGGGGATCAAAATGAGATACAAAACGAACGACGGTACGATCGTCGATACAAGAAAAGCGACGGCCCGTTACAAAGGGAAGTACGTACGGGGCCGGGTTGCCGAAATACTTTACCACGATCCGATCGGCGGGTATTACCTTGTAAACAGTATGGATCGATCGGTCGAATGGTATTGCCCCGAACTTGCGATCGCCTGGTTTCAACGTAATGGTATTTGGGATTTTCCCGCGAACCTAGCGGGGACAAAATGAACGAAAAAACGATCGATCATTACCTGGAAAAACTAAACGAAGTCGGATATACGGAAAACGGCGGAACCGTCGTTACATGGTCGGATCTGGTAGCGTGGGATCTCGCGCGGGAATCGACCGAACGTTGCGTACGATACTTGTTCGAAAAAGTCGGGTTATTGAGATCTAAAATCATTTTGTCCAGGGGCCGGCGGATCGCCGAACTCGAGGCGGAGCGGGACGACGCCCGGCGCAAGTTTTGCCAAGTTCTAGCGGTTTGTAATTTCACTTCGCCGGCCCTCGAGGCGAAAATAAGCGAATGGTCTTACCTGTACGACGACGAAGCGAAAGGGGATCCCGAATGAACAAAAGAGAAAAGCGCCAACGAATCGATCAAGAAATTTCGAACCGGATCCGCGAACTCGAGGCGGAACGGGACGCCCTGCGCGACAAAATCCAAACACTAGAAACGGGCGCGCGTATCCTTACGGCGGACAATGAACGTTTAGAACTCCTTTGCGGAAAACTCCGCGACGCCCTCGCAAAGAAACAAGCCAATTAAACCCCGTTACCGCCGCGCGGTAATAATTACCGTATGTCTGTATTTATTGTCCTATTGTCCTATCGCGATCGCCAAACTGACAGGCGCAACCCCCCGAAATCATTCAAAACTGGGGTTTAAATTGTCCCGTTGGCCTGTCTGCCCTTTCGCCTTACCCTACCCCCCTACCCCCCTCTATACCCTACCCCTTTATTACTCATATTAAATATATAGATAGGACAACAGGACAGTAAACCAGCCAAACGCTTGTAATCTTTGTGTTTGTTGTTGTCAGTTCGGCAAAAAACGGGACAATCGATAGGCCAAATTACAGTATAATGCTAATTTCGGACCGAAAACGCCCCTGAAACGTAGCAATATCGGGGGGTTAGCCACGACACTATAATGCTAGTTTTCCGATCGGCCAGTAATGGCGCGGTTTTCCGTGTCTTCGGCGGCGCCTGCGTTCCGGTACCGGGGGACGTGTCAAGGGCCGTTTAGAGGTTTTTTCGTTTTTTGTTTTTGGTTAATTGGCCCCCTATCGGTACCGACACGGATACCGACACGGACGCGCCCGACTTGCCGGCCCCCCTCGAATACTGTAGAATATGGATTATGAGTGAGAAAAAAACAAAGACGCTTCAAAAAATATCGTCGTCGGGCGCGGTTGAAATAGATCCGCCCGAGGGCGTCGGCGAAGTCCCCGCCGCCCCTGTATACTTCAACGCGGCCCGACATATTCCATTGATCAAGTCGTTAGCGCGTCAAGGTATGCGAGTCGGAGACATTGCGGCCCATTGCGGCGTAACTGGCCGTTCGTTCGGCGTTTGGCGTTCCAGGTTCCAGGCCGTAGAAGACGCGATACAAGAGGGTTACAAAATCGCGACGGCCATTATTGAAAACAAACTTTTTGAAACGGCCTTGGGCGGGGGTACCGTCGTCGAAACTACACATATCGAGGGCGAAACGTCGGGCAAATACGGCGGGAAATACAACGAAGACAAAACGGTAATAAAGCAACTACCCCCGAGCGTACCGGCCCAAATGTTCATACTAAAGAACATAGCGCCCGATCGTTGGAGTGATAAACAAAAAGTCGATCACAATATGAATATTACCTGGAACGAAGTACGACAAGAACTAACGCCCGAAATACGAGATCAATTAAAAATTTCGCCTATTCCCGAAACGCCCGAGGCGTAAAGTATGCAACTATCCCCGAAACAATCGTATGTTTTGGATCTGCTTGAAGACGACACTACTACGGAAATACTAGCAGGCGGCGCAAAGGGCGGGGGCAAGTCGCGGATCTTGTGTTTTTGGATACTCAAAAACGCCCTTAAATACCCTGGTACACGTTGGCTAATCGGTCGGAAAGAACTTAAAAGACTAAAAGAAACGACATTGATTACCTTTTACGAAGTGGCAAGGGAACAAGGGATCGTCGAAAATGTCCATTTTACTATTGATCACCAATACAATGTAATTAAGTTCGTCAACGGGTCCGCCGTTCTTTTGATGGATCTCAAGTTCCAACCGTCCGACGCAGATTATCAAACGCTTGGATCGTTGGAACTAACCGGGGCGGCCATAGACGAAGCGGCCGAAGTTCCCGAAAAAGTAAATAGTATTCTTTCGGTATGTGTCGGACGCCATAGAAACGACGAATACGGGATTACAGGGAAAGTTTTGTTAACCTGCAACCCGCATAAAGGCTGGCTATATCAAGTTTTTTACAAACCGTGGCGCGCCGGGTCGTTGTACCCCTATCAAAAATTCATACCTATGAACGAATCAGACAACCCTTGGTTACCCGAAAAGAACCGCGCGGCGTTGCGCAGGTTGAAAGGCGTCGATCGGGAAAGGTTGCTTTTAGGTAATTGGGAATATGACGCGGACCCGTCCGATCTGATAGATTACGAAAACATTTTGAACCTATGGACAAATACTTTCGTCGAACCCGGCGATCGTTTTATGACTTGCGACATTGCTATGCAAGGTTCGGACGTCTACACGGTTTTTGTATGGTCGGGCCTTCGCGTTATCAATATTAAGGCGTACCCAAAGATCGACGCGAAAGAAATAGAGGCGCATATAAAAGCGACGGCGGAGATCTTCGAAGTACCGCGATCTAATATCGTATTCGATTCGGACGGCCTCGGGGAATATTTGAATAGTTACTTAACAAACGCCGTTCCCTTTCATAATGGCGCGCGACCCCTGGAACGATTGCGCGGCGCAGACGATTACAAAGAAAACTTTAGTAACCTAAAAACGCAAACGTCGTTCGAACTCGCAAAGTACATTCAAGCGAACAAAATTTACATAGACGACGAAACCTTTAAAGAGCAAATATGTGAAGAGTTACGGTGGATCAAACGCGATCGCCTGGACAAAGACGGAAAACTTTTTATATTGCCGAAAGAAAAAGTAAAAGCAGGCTTGGGACGTTCCCCCGACTTCGCCGACGCGTTGCATATGCGAATGTATTTTGTAATTGAACGCGAACGGGTCCGAAAGGTAAGCGGGGCCGCGTCGAACGACGGGACGCCGGGGTACAATTCGGGATATGAGGCCGAACGATCGTACACTGGAACCGAGGGTTATTAAATGAACTGGTTTAGTCTAATCGGACGGGCGATCGTGTCGGCGGTAACACTCGGGGATCGGTTATACGTCCCGATTGTTTGTTGTTCTTGCGGTTCGTCCGAACCGAAATTAGACCGTATGAAGGATCGCCGGTGGATCGTTTTCTGTCCGCGTTGTCGTAAGCGTACAATCGGGACAACAAGAACGCGCCGGCGCGCTAAAATCAATTGGCGGGAAATGAACAAAACGTAAAAATAGTTGTTTTTTGTAGTTTTCCGTGTATATCATACAGAAAAGGAGATCAAAGCAATGGCGAAAAGAACTTTTCAACTGCTTTACCCTAAAAAAGTCGACGACGAACGCGAAGTAACCGCAAAAGATATAGACGAAATCATCAATAACAGTTCAGAAAAAGCCCGTTATCCCGTATCGATCGGACATGCGCGCGCCTTGGGGTTTTTTGAGGATCACCATAGCGCCGCAGGCAAGGTAACGAATCTTCGAAAAGACGAAGATAATACGCTTTTAGGGGACGTAGAATTACAACCCGAGGTCGACGAAGCGTACAAAAAGGGAGAATTCCCCGGTTGGAGTGTAGGGATCACGCCCCCGGGTAGCGACGGCCGCAAGTTGGATCACCTTGCGTTACTCGGTTCCGTCGGCGCGGCGTTTAAGGATCTACAAGAGGTAGACGGCGCCGCGTTTTCAATACATAACCAATCCCCGCAATCGATGACAATTGAATGTTTCGAATCAAAAAAGACCCTTTGGCTTTTACAGTCGACGCCGAAAGGGCCAGAAATACCGGCGGCGGGACCGTCAAAACAAAAGAGCAAAGGAGATCTCAAAATGTCCGACGAATTGAAAGAAAAAGTCGCGGAACAAGAAAAAGCGATCGAAACGTTCCGCGCCGAAAACGAACGCTTAAAAGCCGAAGCCAAGACCCGGGCGGACGCCGAAGCGAAGCGCAGGGGCGATCAGTTCGCAACGATTAAAACCGATTTGATCGCGGCGGCCGCCTCGAAAGGCGTAACCGAACCCGCGCGCGACGAACTTAAGGCCGCCCTGGACGCATACGACGTTCATTACGCGGCGGGGATCGTATCCCCCGAACTGTTCGCCGCAATGACAAAGGTTTTAAGCGAACTTAAACCCAAAGTCGAACCTGGCCCGGCAACGAACGACGACGACGCCGACGACTTTGTACCCAAAAACACTTTTAGCGCGGCCGAAGCAACCGCCGCTATTTTAGATTAAGAAAGGGGCGTTACAATGGTAGACTTCAACGCTAAAAGAAACCTTGGGCAAGTCGAATTCAATTACGAATTGTATGTAGGCAATACGTACCTTGAGTTCGCCGAAGTTTTGTTAGACGAAGCGACCGCAGGGTACGCGCCGGCCGTTGGCGACATACTTTGCTACAAAACAGACGACACGAACAAACACACAAAGTACGACAAAAGCGACGCCGCTTTGGTAATAATGGGTATTGTCGACGAACTCAAAGACGACAACACGACGCCGACGCCCGTTACTAAAATTTCGTACGCCAAAAACGCGACGGTACATTACGCGGCGCTCGGGTACGTTGGAACTTTGAACGCGGCCGAAAAACTAACGCTTAAAGAGGCGTTAAGAGCCAAAAATATCAATTTGGCGGATTAAGGGAGGATCGAAAAAATGTCTTATACAGTAACAAACCTTGACGCCGCCAAAAGGCTAAAACCCGAACTCATTTTACAAGTTTTGGGCGGCGTCAAAGCCCCTGAAACGGAAATGTTGCAAAACGTTTTCAAAAACAAGAAAAATGTAAACGGTTCGACGGTTAGCCGCGAGATCGTGACCCGTACGATCAAGGCGATCCCCTTTGTCGGACAGAAAAACCCGGGCGTCGTATTGAATGGCAAAACCATTCTAGCCGAAGGCATTACAACGCCGCCAATGAAAGCTCACGTACGGATCGAAGCGTCGGACTTTATGAAAGCAAAAGAACTGCGCGACAAAGATTACCGCGCCTGGCTTGCGGACGAACTCGCGTACGTAAAAGATACGATCGCCTGGAACCGCGAATGGTTCGCGCGCCATTTCTTGACGACGGGTAATTGCGATTACGCCTTTTTGGTAGACGGTGTTTACCAGGCGTTGACGTATTCCCTCGGGACAATGACCGCCGTAGCGGGTCCGCCGTCCGTACTGTTCGACGCCGCAAGCGCGAAACTAACCGACGTTATCAAACACCTTGATTTGATGTACAAGACCGGCCAAGACGTACCAAATCGAAACCATTTCCAGAACAAAGACGCCGTAATAACGTACGCCCGTACGGACGTTTGGAACGCGATCTTTGATATTATCGACGGTAAACTTTCGACTTCGTCCGTACCAGGGCGTCGCTTGAATCAAGATGATCTAGAGGTCGGATCTTGGATCGTTCGTAAGTTCGACGCGCGGATCGTTGATCCCGAAACGCAGGCCGAAGGGTTCGCGATTCCGGTTAAACGTATGCGAATGGTCGACACTGGCCGATCCGCCCCTCACACTATGGCGAACCTTGAGATCGAAAACCTCAAGGCGACCGGCGGACAAAAACACGTTTTCGTATTGCCACTAGTTGATCCCGGTGGCGAGTACGTTGACATTATGGTGCAACATAGACCCGTCGGTATGTTCATACCCGAAGCTATGGTAGATTCGGACGCGGTGATCTCGTAATGTCTGGTACTTACAAGGTTACCCTGGCTTCGGCAACTGATAGGCTTACGATTGAAACCGTACAAGCCCCGTCGGTTGCCGGCGCTAAAAAGATAGCAAAAAGCGCCTACCCGGGATCAAAAGTGGTAGGGGTAAAAACTATTGTACCGTCGGAGTCGGAGCAAAAAACCGCGTTTGAAAAGGCGCAGGCCGCGAAGTTAGCCGAAGCGCAGGCGATCACAGACGCCGCCGCAGACAAGAAAGCGAAAAAGGACGCGGAAAAAGCCGACGCGAAAGCGAAAAAAGAGGCCGAAAAGGCCGCGAAAAAGGCGGAAAAAGAAGCGGCGAAGGCCGCAAAGGACGCGGAAAAGAACGCGAAAGGGTAGGTAATGGCCCTTACGAATGGCGACATACTTGATTACATTCTCGCTAATAGGTTATTTCTTGAAGACGGGGAATACCTCTTGCAAGAAAAGATCGATACTATGGGGCGCGACGCCGTCGGATCGGCGCGCGCCTGGCTATTCGGGCGTTTTTTGCAGGCCGGCGAAACTACCACGTTTCAAGAGTTCATAGACGAAACGTACGACAATTTGATCCCCGCCAATTTAACCGAAATTGAAGACATACGCGCGGCGTACTTTGTGTTGACAGGCGACAAAGATACGACGAACGTTTACGTAATGTTGTTCGAAGCATTGGTACGACTCGCGATCGCTTACATTTGGGAAGCGGCGCGAATGGACGGGCAAGCGTCCATAGTTGAAAAGGGCGCCCAAGAACTAATAAGCGCCATTGTAGGAGCGTCGGCGAACCCCGACAACGTGATAGGCGGGGACGAAGGCGGCGGGGGTACTATGCCCCTTGTACCGTCTGTAAACGTGTACGCATTAACCGACGACGAAGTTTCGGCAATGCTCGGGGGTTACGAATAATGGCAAGCGCAGAATGGATCGGATTGCATAGCCAGGATCGGAACATACCGGGGACGTACGCCCACGCAATCGATCGAATGATACACGCCGGCGGGGACTATTCCGAAGTACTCGAGGATCTAGGCAAAACGGCCGTAACTCGTACAACCGATAAACTTTTGGGGAACCGAGTACGGCCCAAGACGACACGAAAGACGCTTTTAAAAAGGCGGACGCGTTCAAAGAAACCGTCGACAAGTGGTATTACACTTGTTGACAATGCGATCGGGGTAAAACAAGTCGCGTACGCGACCGGCCCCGACTATATGGAAGTCGGGATCCCGACGGGGCCGGGCGCCTATATGGCCGCCCATCAAAAAGGAACGGTACCAAACGCGCCCCGGCGTCGTTTTTTAGTGTTACCAACTAAACAGCGTACGCTTGCGGTTGTAAACTTCCATTGGAAGAAAGCGATCAGATCATGAAATTAGTCAAAGACCCTGACACAAGAACGCCCGAGGAAAAGAAAAAGGACTTAGACGCGCTTTACTTGAAAAAGCAAAAGATCGCGCAGACGTCCAAAGCGAAAGAAGACAAGATCGCCAAAGCGGCCAAAGCCGACAAAATGTACAAGGTACATACAGGCGCGCCCGACGAAAAAAAGCCGGCCGCTTTTAAAGGCAAGGTCGTTCTTGTAAAGGCGAAATCGAAAGCCGAAGCGATCAAGAAAACAAAGGACGCTTACCAGGCGTTCGAAGTCGCGGACGACTTCAAGTTACCCAAAGGCAAGTAACGAATGGATTTGCCCCGATACCTAGCGCGGGTTATTAAGTACCGCGTCGGAAAACCGGCCGAAGCGGCCCCGAGTTTAGCCGATATTGCAACCGATCATTTTATCGTATCGGTTCGTAATTTTTGGCAAGAACCCGTCGGGACGTTTTCGGATATGGAATCGGGCGAATACAGTTACAAACAACACGGGATCCCGGTTGAAGGTTTTGTGCAAGCGTTACCGATCCGCGTCGTGTATCAGTCCAAAGGGGCCGGCGAAAAATGGCGCGGCGAAGTGATCGAACAAATGAGAATAAACGCGATCTTGTTTTCTCCTATGTTCCATTTACCTGCGTTCGGCGGTAAAATATACGGAAAAGCGGCCGAACTTTGCGACGACGGCGTACCCGAGGACATAGCGAATTTTGACGAAAATAATTTAGGCGGCCCGGGCCTCGGGTACAACGTCGAATTAAACCGGGATCCGAATAGCGATCGAGTTTTTGAACCTGATACAAAGAACAGAAAACAAAACGGTTTTATAGCCGAACAACATTTTATCGGTGACATTGTTTTTAATGGCGGGGCCGAAGTCCCAAACGATAGAAGGAGTATTACCCAATGACTGAAAAATACGGTGTAAATGTTTATCCCGGCCCGACGAAGGGATCCCCGCCGTTATCGGTTGACACTGAGATCATAGCCTTGATCGGTTGTTTTCCGGTCGACAAAGCGACGAATCCAACTAAGGGCCATCCCCTTGAATGGTACGAGTGTAATTCATGGTCGGATTACAAAGCGGCGTACGGACATGAAGAGTTTTGGGGCGTTGATACCCTGCTAAGATCGGCCGGGTTCGTAACTCCGAAAAGCGCGCAACGTTTGATCGAGGGTTTCGCCCTGCGTCCCGTACTCATTTACAACATTTTCGACGAAACGAATCATACGACGCCGGTAGTAGACGAAAATGTAACGTTTGCGGCCGGCGCCGGCGCAGTTCAACCCGTCGCGAATGACTTTGCCCTAATCGATACCTTTGTGATCCAAGACGTAACCGATACGATCACATATGTAGAGGGCGTCGACTATTCACTTGAACGGAACGCGACGACGGGCAAAGTAGAGATCACAAACCTAGGGGCCGGTATCGGAACAACCGACACGGTACACGTTGATTATGAATACTGCGATCCAACCGCCGTTACGACGGCGCAGGTTAAAGCAGGGATCGACGAAGTACAAAACATAATAACCGCCCTTGGGTTCGCTAAATTGCCCGGTTGGATCCATTGCCCGAAATACTCGCAAGTCGCGATCAGTGGTACCGACCCGGCGGCGATTCGCGCGCAACTGCTTGTAAATTGTAACAACTTGAACGAAGTTTTTACAACCCGCGCTTTGTACGACATAGACGAAACCGCGTACAATGTAACCGTTGCGGCCGGTTCGCCCGACTTGACGAAAATTTACGACGATAAAGACGTAACAAGCGAACACATTAGGACGCTTTTCGCCGAAGGCGAAATGCCCGGCGCAACCGAGCAACTTTTAAGCGACTGGTTTTTAGGACTCCAAACGGCCGAAGTTGCGGCGAATCAGTTTCCGTGTGTTTCGCCCTCTAATCGGCTTTTGTCCAACTACACGCCGAATAACAAAATGTCTTTCCCGACGCAGTCGAACAGCGTACGGGACAAAGGTATTATTTGTGTTTGCCTGGACCCCGGCGATCGCGGTTGGGTTCTTTGGGGTACCTGGACGTCGTACTTTAACGGGACACAAACCGATCTTAGGTTGGATAGTACTAACCAAAACGATCTCCAAAACTATCTAGTTAAGGCGATCACGCGGGACGTTTGGGTGCAAAACACGGATCGAAACTTCAACAAAACAACGGCCGAAGATTTTGTAGACAAATGGAACGGCCTAGGCAAACAGCAAGTATCAAAGGGTAAATTGCTAGGTTGGAACCTAGTTTTTGATCCCGCCGAAAACCCCGATCTTTCGCAGTATATCAAGTTTAACCTTTCGTTACTCGGTCCCGAACCAATGAAACGAACGGACGTTGAAATGCAAATAGATCTCAACTATTTTAGTACGTTATTCGGCTAAAAAAGGAGGTTAGAAAATGCCCGGACCTTTAGATCTAATTAAGTCGTTTACCGTATCTAAACAAGTCGTTTACATCGGGGGCGATCCTATGCCATACGTCGCGGAGGTTACGATCCCCGGGATAACGGCGCCAACTGAAACCTTTAACAACACAAGTACAGGCGGCGAACTTGAAGTCGCGGATCCGTGGCGCAAAATGCCCGACGGGGATGGCGAGATCAAGATCGAAGCCGAAGACAAGGCGCTTGCGGCTAAAATTTACGATTCGACTAAGATCCAATCGTTGAAACTTTCTTGCGCCGTCAATGCTCTTAATCCGCAGTTAGGCCAGTTTCTACCCTTGCCGATCGTGTATACAATCGGCGCGCAGTTTTTCGGGGTAGACCCGGGCGCAATTGCGCAGGGCAAGAAACGCGACATAACCGCAAAATTCAAAATGTTCAATTACAAAATGTCGCAAAACTTTATCGACGTCGTCGACTTCGACTTTGCAAACGGCGTGTACTTAGTTAACGGCGCGGATCTACTTGCGCTAGTTGGAGCAATTTTATAACATAAAGGAAAAGGAACCAATTTTTACAAAGGGGATCAACAATGAACGACGAAACAAAAGAAACGGCGGCCGAAGTGATCGAAACGAACGAACAACCCGAAGCGACGGACGCCGAACGGCCAAAAACAAAACTTGAAAAAGCGCGCGAAGCAGTCGGGGATCTAAGTAAGGCACTCGAGAAAGACGCGGCGGCGAAGGGTTGGGACATTGCCGAAGACGACGAATTTCAAGAAACTTCGGCCCCGCCCAAGGTTCGACTATTAAGGCGATCACGAATAGGCGACGCGATAACGGCCGAACGAATCGCCCGTAAACATTTCGGCGGCGGTAAAGATGATTACGAACCAACCGTACAAGAGATTTCGATCGCGAAGTTTTCTTTAATAGCAAAATTCAACGGGGAACACTGGCCGATCCCCGATATAGAGGCGTTAGGTGAAGATTTTTTTACGCACGTATTCGTCCGGTTTGCGAAGTATCTGGGCTTGTAGAAGCGACGATAATAGAAGCGCAGGCGATACTTTGGGCCGGCGGCGTACCGATTTCGTATACTGACTTAATGAGGTACCCCGAGGATCATTTTACAAAGGTATTTCTTGAATATGCGAAAATCGTCAAGGAGAAAAAGCCGAAATGACCGAATACAAGCCCCAAGACTTACCAGGCTTTTACCGGCGCCTAAACTTCGAACAGATCGGCGGGGACGATTACTCTAGATACGTTCGAACGCAAAAAGGTATCATACGCGAAATAGTCACGCCGAAATATTCCGTACCTCTTAGTCGCGAAGGTACCAAATTACACGAATACACGGATCGAAACGAAGTTAGCGCCGCAGTAATGGCGCGGGACGAATTGATCCGCTTGACTGTTTTGTGGTACCCGGTCGTAAAATTCGAACGGGCGTTACTGTCCTACATTACGAACGACACGATCATAAAAGAGCTACTCCAAACAAAATTTTTACGCGATTCGTCCGCAGTATCGCCCGAGGTTTTTACAAATGGCTAGACCCGACATTTTCGAACTAGATTTTTTAGAAATTTTCAACGCCGCCGTTGACGATTTCCAGGGGAAAACCGGGTACACGCTGGAACGTCAAGACGCCGAACGCTTAATGCTACAGATTTTCGCCGACATGGTCTTTAAATGGGGTTCGGATTGGTTAGAGGCGAGCGCGCAAAATTACCTCGAGTATATGACCGGCGCGCAGTTGGACGCATACGGCGAAAATAACGAAGTCGATCGCCTGGCTTCAACGCCTTCAAAGACCGTCGAAAGGATCCATTTTGTCGGGGCGCTTGAAGTGTTCTATACGATCCACAAAAACACGTCGTTTACAGGTCAAAACGACAACGGGACTTTTACATATAAGGTTTTAGAAGACGCGATCGCAGTCCCCGAGGCGACATACATAGACGTACCCATTGAAGAGTATTTGGCGGACGGGGGTAATAGTGGCGAACTGTCCAATAAAATCGAAATCGGGGATATAAACAGCCTTGACGACCCCGACGGGATTTACTCGATCATAGATTCCGTTGAAAACCTACAAGAAACGTACGGCGGCCACGCGTCCGAATCCGACGACCATTACAAAAACCGATTACGGTACGTACTCGGGCAACCGTCGACGGCCGGCGCGTTCGATTCGTACAAGTTTCATTCGTTGTCGGCGCATGTCGGAGTCTTAGACGTCGGGATTTTGAAACCTGCTTGGGAAATAAAGATCTATTGTTTGCCTTTCAATTTTGAAAGCGAGGTAATAGGGGATCCGCTAAATCAAATTGATAACGTACGATGTACAGGCTTGACGACAACCGACACGGATCAAGGTCGTTTATATTGGGACATAACCGGAACCCCGACGCGTACCGTTACTTTCTACCTGGACCCGGCCAAAACGATCGCGGTTGCGCAATACGTAGGGGCCAACGGGGTCGACGTACTAGCGTCGAATTTGCCCGGCCATACCGTACGAGTCGTTTTCGATTTGACGGGATCCACGGACGATACAGACGCTTTGAACTACCTGGAAACGTTCGCGATCCCAATGTGTGCAATCAATCAAATTATGAACCCTTCAACGGGAACGTCTAAAGTACGGCCGCTAAACGATATTGTTTCGGTTTATATGTCTCAAGAAACCACTTTTACGATCTCTAAACTCGAGATCCTTATTTTATCGGGGAACGTCGAAACGGTCGAAACGCAGGCCGCGCAGGTCGTCAACGCGTGGCGCGATTCGTTGCGAGGGGGCGCAGGTTTGGAAGCAATACGGGGCGATCTCGAAAGCCTGATAAGGCAAATCGGGGGGATCCATACCGTTGATATTGAATTAAACAGCGATCCCGCGCTTAAAGTGGTACCGAATACCCAAGACAAGTATTTGACCTGCGCGCTACCTACGATCGCCGTCGGGGTCTACGTACCATGATATTTGAAAACATAGATCGCGCGTTCCTTTGGCGGGATTTCGACAACGTTTTAGCCCGGGACAATGAAACCGTTCAAGGCTATTTAGACGTTTTGGATAAAGCCTTTCATATTGACACGCCGACGCGTACCAGTTTGAACACAAAGATCCAAAACGTTACGACCTGGACGGCGATCAAAAACGGGACTTTGTCAGAACCAATGATGGATCTAATTGCCCGTCAATTGAATTTTCCCGCGTGGGAATATGTCGGGAAATACAACTTAATCGCCCCTTTCGATACGGTCTTAAAGCGAAAGCGGGAAATGTTGAAACACATAGTACGATTAATGCGCGTTCGGGGAACCCCGTACGCCGTCGAACAAATTTTACTAGCCTTTGGGTTTACCGACGTAATCATACACGAAAATATATCGGTCGATATATTGTACGACGGAACATTTAGTTACAACGGCCAGGGCGTTTACGCGGGGACTTTGATCCATCAATTGTTCAATGTGGAATTAACGACGACTCTAGACATTGCAACCGCGCCGACGCCCGACGAACAGTTAGACGCGATCGTATCTATCGTAAATAGTTTTAAGAAATACCGGCCCGAATTGTATCAGGTGATCGCGCATACCCCGAGCTTTCCCGGCGGTATGACTCGCACCATATGGGAGTTTTAAAAAATGCCTTGGATACCGACAATTTCTAAAATAATCGATTTTGGTAAATCCTGGATCGATAATATGGTAATCCCCGCAACGACCGATCCGGTATTAGGCGAAGACGATCCCGGGGGAACCCCGATCGCGATCGGTTCTATGGGGTCCGCCTCGGGGTTGGCTTTCGCTTACCTTTCGAACAACTTACAGTATCTTCGCGACGTAATGATATTTGACGACGTAACGATCAACGTTTCAAATATTACGGAACTGGCCGCCGCTTTGGACGTACTCGATCGGGTCATTTACGTACATAAAGACAAAACTTTTGCGATCAATTTGGCGCCGGGTTCGTATGTTTGGCCGGCGCCGGGTTCGGAACCCCGATCGGCTTTACATGCTTACGGTATAAGCGGCGCCGGGTCCGTTTTGTTTACGGTTGCCGGCGTAACTATTGAAGGCGAATGTACAAGCGTTCGGCCATTGATTGAATTTATGGATTGTACCTGTAATTTAGTAGTTTCGGGCGCCGTTATCCTTAACAACGATACAAACGGATCGGCCCGGGCCGTTACTTTTGACAACGTGCGACAAGTTACCGCCCTTGATTTGACGATCCGTAATAAAGTACTTGGGAATACTTTGTCGTCGGGCGTTTATTGCAGGGAGGCCGATTTTGTGGATCTCGGGTTGACTATTAATAACACGGTTGGACTTGATACCGGCGTTGGGCGCGCCGTTTACGCCCGGCAAAATTCGCGAATTTATTTTGACTCGGGTAATTTGACGGTCGGTAAGTTAACGAACGAAGTTTTTCATTTAGAAAAAAGTTCGCAAGTATTATTCGAAAATTTCGATAGTTGTTTGCCTCTCGGGGCGGATACGGGGTTAACTCACGACGATCCCGCAAGCGTTGATCCAAGTTCGCGGATCGCTATACAACTTGGATCAAGTTCGGGATCGGGTACGTCTTCAAGTCCATATGTAATAACGGTTGCTTGGGAATCGGGAACGGATACGGCGAAACTAGTACAATATATTTTCGGACTACTACCCCGGCCGCTTGACGTTTGGATAAAACTGAAATTACCCGCCGGGACAATGACCGATCCGATCGAAATAAAGGATATTGAAGGGCGCGGGGGTTTGTTGATTGAAGGTAATACCGTAAAATCGGACTTTGCGACCGATCAAGACTCTATTATTGACGACGACGACGGCGCGTTAATAATAAAGCGGGTAAAAGTTCCCGTTTTGGTTAGTTCAATTCGTTGCGATAACGATCAAGGGCCGGCGGCGATCGAGATCAACGGGTCCGATAACGTACAAATTTATTTTTGTTATCTGATAGCCGCAACTGGAACGGGCGGATCGCCTGTTTTCGGTAATGGTCTTTTTGCGTTGGGACCGGATACGAACGTATATTTATATAAAAATTATTTCGGGGCGTGTAACCAGTACGGGATCAACGCGTACAACGGCGCGCAGATTGCGGCGCCTTACAATACCGAAGTCGATTCGGGATCGAATCGTCCGCAACAAGAGGGGAACAACGCCGATTTTGCTTCGGTCATACGACGATCCGTAAATAGCGGCCAGTTTGTAACCGGTGCCGGCGGGATCGATCGTAAAGATCTAGGCGGACAGGTATGGTTTAGTTAATCAAATGATCAAAGATTCGATCAGACTTGCGAACGTGAAAAGTTACGACGGTAACTACGCGATCGTTGTACTTCAACAAGGCCACGGATCCGAAGCCGATCGAACTCTTGAGGGCGTTTTACCGACTCGCATAAATATGGGATCGCAGGAATTACCCAACGTAGGCGCGGACGTCTTGATCGCTTTCGACCATGTCGGGGACGCTTATTTACTAAAGGTAATCGCGTCGGACAATCAACCATTACCCAACGCAGACGAACCCGAAACCCTGGTATACGATAATCTAAACGAAATACCGACGGATAATATCAAATGTTCGATTACGAAAGCGGGGAAAGTCGCGGCGGAAAAAACCGATCCGGTACATGGTCCCGTCGAATTAATTACGATCCTTTACGATACGATCAATTTGATCGCTACTTCAACTTGTCCGCCGGGTTCGGCGTTAACGAACGCCCCGGCGATATTGATCGAAAATATTAAGTTACTTGGGTACAAAAAGGTTTAAAAATGGCGGACGAAACTTTTGAAGCTGCGTTACGGTTAGTTCTACAAGACGAACTAACAAAGGCGCTAAAAAATACCCGGGCGAAATCGGACGCCGCCGCCAAAGGTACCGCGAAGGGTTGGACAAAGGCTTTCGCAAAAATGCGAAAGGGTATGTCCAAAGCCCAAAAAGACATACAAAAAGGGCAACAACAGATCCGATCCGGTCTAACGACCGTCGCGGCGGGGGTAGGTATAGCGGCCCCGCTTGCGCTTGCGGCGAAAAGCGCCGCCGGGTTCCAGGATCAAATGGCCGAAGTTGCGACGCTTACCAAAAAATCGGCTAAAGAAATAACGGCGGAGTTCGGCCCCATTGTGAACGCTACCCGTACGACTTTCGGGAAAGAAGCGCAGGGGACGATCAAAGCTCTATACGATGGATTTTCGGCGGGGGTTCCCAAGACGAAGGCGGCCGCCGACGCGTATTTAAAAGCAGTCGGCGAAATGGCGTTAGGCGGAAAAACGGATATGACAAGCGCCGCCGACGCAATTACGACCGTCAAGAACGCGTGGGCGTTTGAAGGGTTATCATTCAAGCAGATAACCGATCAGACTTTCGCCGGCGTCCAGGCCGGGAAAACGACAATAACCGAGCTTTCGGCGTCAATGGGGCAAGCGGCGTCGACCGTTGCCGGCGCGCGGATCAAGTATCAAGAGTTTATAGGAGCAACGGCGGCGCTTACGGCCTCGGGCGTCAAAACGCCGCAGGCAATGACACAGATCGCCGCGTCAATTGCGGCCATACAAAAACCGAGTAGCGAGGCGGTAAAATGGTACCGTAAAATCGGCGCAGAGATCACGCCGTTGACGTTTAAAAACCGAGGGTACGCGGGAACGATCGACTATATCAAAGGCAAGGTCGACGCGTACACGACGAGCGAAGACGAACGCGCCGAAATTTTTAATAAATTGATTAGTTCAGTTGAAGCGGGGCGCGCAGTTTTCGCCCTGGCCGGCGATCAAAACGCAGTATTTAAACAATCGGTTGACGACGCCGCGAAAAGTCAAGATCTAATGGGCGAAGCGGCGGACAAAATGCGCGAAGGCCCAATGTTTAAATACAAACAAGCAGTACAAGAGACTAAGATCGCTTGGGAAGCGTTCGGGACTGTTACCGCGCCGATATTTTCCGACTTATTAGAGACAATGTCCCCGCTTATTAAAGATATAACCGAGTGGACCCGCGAAAACCGGGACTTAGTCAAGACCCTTGCAACGGCCGCGCTTTGGATTAGTGCCTTAACCGTGGCTTTCGGAGTTCTAAAAACGGTAATGGGCGTCGCAACGGTGATCAAAGGCGTTACAACGGCCCTTTGGAGTATGAACGCGGCGATCCTGGCTAACCCCTTTGTATTGATCGCGGCGGCCGTTATAGTGGCGATCGGGCTTGTTGCCGGCGGTTTGTACATGCTGATCACTCGTACCGACGAAGTCGGTATGTTTTTTCAATTAATGGGCCTGGACATATCGAAAGTTTTCAACGAAATACAGTTGACAATTTTCAATACGTTGGACGCTATAAGTAAAAAAGTTGCGCCGTTGACGGGCATAATTAAGCAATTTACAGGGGTTGATCTGTCCGTCAATTGGACTTCGAACATAGACGAACAAAAGCAGGATCTAGCAGATATTGAAAATCAATCAAATGAGATCCTAAAAATGCAAAACGCCATACAAACCAGGCGCGAAGAGTTAGAGGCGAAAAACAAAGGAAAGGGCGCCGGGGGCGGCGGGATCGATACGATGAATTTAGGCGGTATTACTAACAATTTAGTATTACCCGCCGGCGTCCCGATTTCACAAATGGACATCGACAAACTAGGGATCCAAATGGAAAAGAAAACGATCGAAGCTATGAACAAAGCTAAAAAGCAAAAGAACCGGGAAAAGGTCGACTAATGGCGGATTCGTTGATATGGGGTACTTTTGGCGGGGTTGTCTTTGAGTTTTTGACGTCCCCCGAGTATGGATCGTTTACGCGGCGAAAGTCGGCAAAATTTGAAGAGCATGATCGGATCGTTTCCAGGTTACCAAACGGACAACTAGCAGGCCAAAAACCAGTAAAAGAGATCAACGGTTTAGATCTCGATACAATCAATTTTACTTGTAAAATTTCGTCTATTATTCTGCAATCGATGGATCTAAGTTTGGGCGCCGCCCTGGCCGGCGCGTTGGGCGTCGGTTCGATCGTTCCTTTGGGCGAATTTGAAGACGACGAACGATTTAATGGAAAACCGGCGGAGTTCGCCGACGCTTTGATCGAAATAATGGATAGTCAAAGGTATGAAGCGTTTTCAGTTGGGGAACGTTTTTTCGGTTTGTTTACGATCGACGGTTTGGACATGACCGAAAAGCATAAAAAAGACGGCGAACTTTTACATATTGAGATTAGATTAGATCTCAAAGAATGGATCGATTAATGGCGGATCATTCGACATATCCCCGTAGAATAGAGTTCGACGCAATCCCCGCCGGCGTCCAATCTGCGCCGGTTTGGTTACACTTCGCAAACTATACAACTAGCGGTATGTATGTCGGGGATTGGGGTATTAATGGCCATTTTACAAGCCAACGGCCGCGCCTGCGCGAACTAAATCAAGTAAACGTTAATCTTTTGAAAACAACGCCGCCGCCCTCGGGTACAAGTCAATTTATCATATCCGACGGTACTTACGTTTACGAAAGCAGTAATACGAAAGGGATCCGCGTTTATACGTTGGATAGCGCCGGCGCTTTGACCTTGGTTTATACGCGATCGAATGTAATACCGCTTCGGAATATGTACCACGATCAGCGATTTTTATACGCTCCGACGATCGCGGGTTGTTCGATCCTGAAATTCGACCCCTATACAAACGCTTTAAAATTAACCGATCAAGCAACGCCGACGGGGGCAACTGTTACCTCTATAAGTGGAAACGGTAAACATATTTTTTCGATCGATACAAACGGTTTAAACGTTTACCGCGTTGATCATAAGGGCAAAGCAACGTTAACGGATCAATTTTTAAGTTCGGGTTATTTTTCTTGTTGGGCGCGAAAAGATGCGGTTTTTGTACTTAATACAATGACCGTACAATTACACGCGTTTAAAGTGGACGAAGCCGGGAAACTTACCCGACAATCGACATACTCTTTAAGTACGAACTCTTCGCTTATAACGGGCGATCAAGACTATATTTACGTATGTAGTGACAAAAACGACACGCTACATTCGTTTACATATGATACAGATACCGAAACTTTCGATTTAAAAGATACTTTATCTTTGTCGACAACTGACACGCATCAAATTTTTTGGGACGGCGCTTTTGTACTAGTCGCGGGATCTGGTATCTCGACTTTTTTATTAATAGGAGTCGACCGATCCGACGGGTCGTTGCAGCTTGTCAAAACGGTTAATGATTCGTGTAATTCTATTTGGAGTAATGGCGAAAGAATATTAACCGCCCGTCTTACCTCGGGTATGTCCGTCTATGATTTCAACGATTCGCGGATCCGGTTCCCCGTTCATTTTACGCCCCTTGGATATGAACAATTAGAGGGCGAAATGGTCTTGACTTCGCCGACAAAAGGCCAAAACGACGCGCGGATCGAACTCAAGGGATCAAGCCCGGCCAGTTTTGATCCGTACATTCGCGCGGGTTCGAACTCGCGTACGTTGATTTCGGATCTACGTTGGGATCGGGTTGCGTTCGATTGGTTCGGAAACTACGATCGAACCCAAGACGTAAAAAATCATAATTTAGCAATACCGACGGAAATAAAAGCGCGCCTCTATATTCCCACGGGGGCGATCCTGGAAAAACCCGGCGCAGTCGAAAACGATTCTAGTGTAATCGGCGCGGCCGGTTGGCGGCGTCAATGATCGGATCGTATACAATATTTGTGGACGGCGTCGACATTACCGACAAGATCGGCCGTATTGGAAATAAGATCACATATCGCGATAATATGGGGTTAGTTTCCGATACTATGGACATAGTTTTAAACGACTCGAGTTTAGAAAATAAGGCACTTTTCCCCAACGCTTCAAAATTAGAGGCCGAATTTGAAGACGAAAACGGGAAAGTACTTAAAACCGGGGCGCTTTATATTGATACGTATTCGGGCCGTATTTCAGGGGCGAAAAATTTAGACGTCGGGGCGAACTCCAAACCGTCGAAAACGCCGGGCCTTTCTAAGTTCATTTCGTACAACAAGAAAAAAGTAAAACTCAAAACACTACTTACGGACGTATTGAAAAAAGGCGATCTTGGCCTGGTTTACAGGTTTAATAAAAGCCCGGTCGAACCTTGGGACATTGAACTTAAAAACGTAACCATACAGGATCAAACGATCGCGTCGGTTGTTTCGACGTATCGGGATCTTTTCGGTTGTATGCTGAAAATATACGACGATTCGATCGTATTCGCCAATAAACAAGCGTTCGACCTGGACCCGTACAAAATCATAGTACCGTATTCGGAGCAAATCGAAAATTTTACTTTTGATATTAACGAACATCAAGACGCCGAATACGAAATACGGTATTATGATCCGCGAACGGGGAAAACAACCCAAGACAAAAGATCCAAACAATCTATACTTTTGACCGAAAGCGAAACCGTACGACAAATAATTGCGAACGTTTCCGACCCTGATACGGCGCAGGCCGTCGCAATGGCCGTAGACGGACAACGACAAGTTACAACAAGTTTCGAAACCGACGGCGCCGCAGATTGGATCGCGGGGGGCGTCTATGAACTAACCGATATTGTGGAATTAAGCGGGAAATATGTTATAACTAGCGCGTACCATACGATCGGGGCAGAATGGACAGTGGAATTAAGCGGCGAAAACATTTTTTAAGGGGATAGCATGTCAAGAAATGTAATACCAAGCGACGGGCGACATAGTGAAAAAGAGTTAGACGCCGATCTTACGGTCCCGGCCGGCGCAGTTTTTACCGAACTACAATCAAAAATAAACGTCGCGAACAATGGGGACGGCCTGCGGATCGACGGCGCAGACGAACTAGTGGTACGCGTCGCCGTGGTCGGTTCTATGCCCGCCGGTTCGGAAGTGGTAGTACAACCGATTTTACATGGTTTCGTCGGTTTAACGCCTATTAGCTTGACGCTTGGGGCCATTATCGACGGGATCGTTGAAGCTAGGTTAGAAAATAACGATACGTTTCGCGACGCGGACTTGTTGAAGGTTACTTACGAGTTCAAGCAGGGGGGCGCCCAATACCTAGTAAGCGCCGTAAATCTACAGGTAAAAAAAAAGTCTTCTCTTGATCCGGTAATCGCCCCCGAAACAACCGAGGATCTAGAATGGCATATTGACCCGGTCGCAGGTAGCGACGAAACGGGGACCGGATCCGCCTCGCAACCGTTCAAAACGTTTGCATGTTTGGATCGGTTGCCCTTTACCATTAAAAACGAAGTAAAGATCAAGCCCAAGGCCGGCGCGTACTCGTACTTTCCAGAATATTACACGCGTGAATTTTTCGGTAATGGTCGGATCGTTATCGACTCGAGCGGCGAAACGTACCCCGTTACGGCGGGACCGTTTACGATCGGGACTGTAACCGGCGTCGGGGACGCTTACCAGGGTTACCCAATGGCGACGGATCTACAAGTAACAGGATCGCCCGGTTGGACGCCCGACGATTATTACCCGAAGTTTATACACATACTTACGGGTAATTGGGCGGGGTATGTATTACCAATTTTTAAGAATACGGCGGACACGATCCGAACTTCCGCCGATTGGTACACGTTCGCCCCGGGGGATACTTTTAATATTGTCGATTGTCCCACCGTGATCGATATTCCCGATAGTACATATTGGCGCGGTAATGTCGCGCGTCTTATGGATTTTACCGGGGTTGCATACAAAGACGCGCCCATGACCCCCGTACTTTTAATGTCGGGCGTCAAAATTCGCGCCAATAGTGTTAAACAAAAAAGATCGCCTTTCAAGTTTCAGGATATTACCGCCGTTTTTTCATTCTGTGCATTTATCAACGAAGACGACGTAAGCCCTGAATTAAGTAAAAACATTCTTTCGATATTCAATATGTCGTTAAATGGTCAAATTTTAGAAACCGCCGCTTTTGATAATAATAAATGTTCGGATTGGTACGCGTACGCGTTCCAGGTTTCACAAAAAGAGGGGGATCCGCGCGATAATGTCGCGTCGGATATTGAGATCGCGAACTGTTTACTAGCTTTAACTTGTTGCCGGGGCGGTATTTGGCCGATCGCGAAACCAGGGTACGAGGGCGGCGGGTTCGTTTCGTATTCTATGTGCGGCGCCATTGTTAACAATGCTTCGGGCTATTGGGATATAGGGCCGGTTTTTTTAGAACAAATAGGGTTTTCGGACGTTGCGATCGAACAACAAATGAACGGGCGTTTAAAAATTAGGGGCGTATATTTAGAAAATTGCGGGACGCCTGTTAAGGTTGCTTGGGGCGCGGGGGTTTCTTGTGAATGGTTCAAAGGTAATACTATCGGCGGACAATACGCCCTTGAAATTGAAGACGTATCAAACTTTATTATCGAGGGCGCCAACTGTAGCGTATTAGGTACTTTGGGCGCATATAAATTTTTGTTTACTGGTACAACTAGCGCAACTTGGCCCGGGGCCGGCGCATCGGACGACGACGGCGCGGGATCGTTTGTTTTACGTAAGCCGTAAAAGGAGAAAAACCAATGTCAAGAAATGTAATACCAAGCGACGGGCGTTTTAATAAACCCGAGCTTGACGCGTCTTTACTGGTAGCGGCCGGCGGGTCGTTTGTTGATCACGTTTCGGGAATCAATGCAGAAAACGACGGCGAAGGCCATAGGATCGACGGCCTGGACGAACTAGTTGTACGGGTTGCAGTTACGGGAACAATGCCGGCCGATTCCGAAGTAGTAATAACGCCGATCGTTCACGGGTTCCCCGACCTTGCCGACATTACGTTATTGTTGCCGACGATTACCGACGGTATTACGTCGGTACGGCCTGCGGTTCTTTCGGACATTGAAACGATCCGCGACGCGGACTTGTTGAAAATAACATATCGTTTCAAGCAGGGGGGCGCCGACTATACGGTAACGGCGATCAGTCTGCAAATAAAAAAAAAGTCTAGCGGGGGCGGCGTAGCGTCCGAAGTAGTGATCGAACAAATCGGATCCGCAACCTTCGCAAGTGTTCAAGACGCAATAAACCAGATCGGATCGGCCGGTTCTAGTTCCGAAGGGTACATAACCGACGCCGGCGGGGGTTCTATCGACGTTGCGACGGGGGCGGGTTTTATTCGTGTTACTGATTCGCATAACTCCACATTAAAAGCGTTTGATTGGGCCGCGTCGTCGGGGGTTGCCATACCGTCGGATACTGCGCGATACGTTGGGGTCGAATACAACGCCGGCGCGCCTCAAATTGTGATCAAAACGGTTGATAGTTGGGATTGGCATACCGAATTCAGATTAGGATCCGTAGTAAACGAAGGCGGGACGCTTCATATATTGAACAACCCGCAAAGATTAAGCGACGGGATCGCGCATATTTTCGAACGTTTTTACGAGTGTCGACCCCTGGAACGGGCCGCCCGTATCGGCGGTATTATTGCCGGCGAAACTGGTACGCGTAATTTAACCGTTTCGGCCGGCGAATTGTACGACGGTCTAAACGAATTTGACGTAGGGGGGATCGATACGAGCGGGGCGGATACGTTCGACGCGTATTACCGGGACGGCGGCGGCGGTTTTACGAAAGTACCAGGCGCGACGCAATGGGATAATTTACAATACGACGACGATTCAGGTACGTTGCAACCTTTGGGCGTTTCAAAATATGGCGTACATTGGATTTATATTGAAGCCGATAACAATTTAATTTTAATGTACGGCGAAGACGAATATAATACGCAAGCGGCCGCCGAAAATTCAAACCCGCCGGCGTCGGTACCCTTACGATTACAGGTACACGGGCGTTTGATTAGTCGTATAATTTTCCAACAAAACGCCGCGACGGCGATCGAGTTTCAAAGCGTTTTTGATACTCAATTCGATCCGACTTTGGTTAGCTCACATACGGCGCTTTCGAACGTTACCGCCGATCAACACCATAACGAAGATCACGCGGCCCGACACAAAGGCGGCGGGGCGGACGTAATCGACAACGCGACAACAACGATCGCGGGGTTAATGAGTGGACCCGATAAACTAAAACTTGATACCCTGGCCGCCGGGGACGTAACAACCCCCGTACGGAATGAAACGGGCGGCCCCCTTTCTAAACACAAATTGATCGCCGTCGTCGGTTACAGCGGGACTCACTCGCGGCCCCTTGTAAATTACGCCGATAAAGATAACGCAGCGTTGCGCCCTTGCATTGCGATCTTAATGGCGGATCTAGCAGATAACACAAACGCCGACGCCTTGGTAGTTGGAACCCTAACGAACGTTGATACGTCGGCGTGGTCAATTACTGATCAATTAGTTCTAGGGGCAAGCGGGGCGATCTCGCGTCCGCCGCCCGATCAAGACCCTTTTACGGGCGAAATTCAGAATATTGGATCCGTTTCGGTCGTTAACGCAACGATCGGCCAAATTGTGATCTCTATTGACGGACAAAACCCAATAACCGCCGGGCAAGTTTTCGCGGCCGCAGGGTCGGACGGGACGCCGTCGAAAACAAACCCGTATGTTACGAACTCCGATCCAAGGTTAAGCGACGATCGAGATCCAACCGCCCACGCAAGCGATCACGAACCCGGCGGCGGGGACGCTATGACCGTAGACGCGGCCGCCGGTACTGGTAGTCTAAGGACGTTGGGAACGGGCGCC